GCTACCAAGATATTGGTCAAATCCTTGGTACTTCAAATTAAATTCTCTTATTTGAACATGGTATGGCTTGACTTCGTTAATGTAGTCCAATACAAAGTTTTGATTGTCTTGGCGGTACACTTGGTATGGCACAAGATTTCGAATGGTATGATCAACATCAATCAAGCTGGTCTTGGTTAGCCAATTTGGTGCTTGTTGTTCACTGAGGATGTAATTAAACATCAGCATTAACAACCGATTACGTTCAATTAATAATTCTCCAATAAACAACTCCTGATTGATTGCTTCAAGAATCTTTCGAGTTTCGGTAATCGGGGCTTCGTCATAGTACTGTGCGTCAAATACTTCGCTATCAAATCCAAATCGTCCCAGGTTATAATCCCACAATGCAGGAGATATCTCAATAGTGCCGCGTTGTAGTGCCACACGTTCCCAGCTGGTGCCGGTATAGACATAAATTTCCCACAAGTTTTGAGCATTAGCAGTTACCTTGACTGCACTGCCAGTCGGTACTGTGATCGTGTCTAGTGAAGAAACATTGGGCACTTCTAGTAAAATGCGTGTCAATGGATTGTAATTGGCCTTAAACCAATCAATACGAGACCAGTATATTTTGGTATCATAGTTTTGCACTCGTGCTAAACTTAGATTACGCTCGCCTGGTAAAATTCCAGCAACCACTTGATAGATTGTCCAGAAACCACTATTGGTACTATCACTAACCACAAGATATCGATAGCCAATTGGAACTTCAAGCAGGTCTTGGTATCCTAATTCTTCAATATTGGACACTCTCTTGTCCCAAGCTCCGGTAGTTGCAGCTGGTTCAGGCTCTGCACTGTTTAGTAAATTAAATGATCGAATCTCGGTTATTGGATACAGGGCCAGCACTGCGTTGGTTTGCTGAATATAGTTTTTCAGTGCAAGGAATCGATTAACAAACATGCTCTGACGTGGGCGATATTCAATACCGTATTGCTCGCTAGGACTCAGCAACGGGTCAGGCACAGCATTACCAGCTGAGTCAGATCCGGTCATGCTGTCAAGGAATTTTCGATACAAGGATGCATCCAGGAACGCATCTGGACGGTCTTGTGCAATCAGCTGATACTCAACGTGCACTGCTGCATCTGTTGCTTGTTGATCATACTCTATATACAGCACAGTGTCCTGTGCAGAGATATACTGTAAACCATTGTAAATGGCCACTGTGCTGGCATCTATTGGAGCAAGATAACTAATACCACTACTGCGCGGATTTTCAATGTAGTTGGTTAATGTATTAATACTCAGTGTTTTACCAGCAACTGTTGCTGTTTCTGCAATACCAGTGACCCAGAAGTAATATTGTGTTTCAATAAATCCTTGAAGATTAACTGATGTGGTCACATCATAGCTGGTGATACTGTACGGGGTGCCTGGTCCAACGTACTCTGCTGGGGGCAATGGACTTACTATCCACTGATACATTTCAACTTTGCTACCAGGGAATATTTGTCCCCAGCGTCGGCTCGCATACACAATATCATTTTGGTGTGGATCAATAAATCTCACATTTGATGTATTCCACCAGACCTGTCCAACACGAGATTGCCCCCATTGTTGGCCAAAATTATTCACACTGCCCGTGTTGTATGTTGCCGGGTCCACTGCACCAATAAAATCTATGTTCTGACGCACCACGCCCAACAATCGGCCTTGTAATGGGTCAAAAAAGTCAAAATACTCCTGTGGCGAGCTGCTCACACGATCATACATGAATATGGTATTGAGTAAGTTAACATCAACCACCGGCTGTTGCACTCTAACAGGTATCCAAGCTGGCAATAAATTTGGATTGTGATATTGTAATACCTGGCCAAAGTTTGACAGGCTACTGTCTCCAAGATCTGATCCAGGGGCACCGATCAACATAACACCAGTAGTGTAATCGATTGCAGCACCAAAGTTATCTAATGGTTGCAAACTGCTATTTACAAACTGCTGGCCAAATACAAATTTTGCCGGGTTAGTTATCGATTCGTCAACTGCGGTTAGCAAATCATATTCATACACGGCTCCACTCTGCTGAACTGGATCAGCAAAAGGTGTGCTGTACGAGTCAAAATATGTATTGCCAGCATCAAATGTTGTTGGGGCAATCATGTTACCATTTGGAGCACCCACTATCAAAGTTTGGGTGTCGTCGCTGATGAATAGACCCAGGCCAAAGTTTGCTTGAGTTTGCGGTACTGGGCTAACAATCTCCTGAGCCCAAGAATAAACAGTTAATCCTAGATCATTAAACAGTGTGCCCGACCCTGGCAAAACTGACATTCTGTTAAATCGCTGAGTTGATTGAATATTTTTAACATTCAGCATCATGCGTCCAGAAACCACAGTGATGTCTGCAGTATTGTATGGCGGAATTGTGAATGTAATCTGTTGAACAGTATTATCGTAGGTGTAATCACTGCCATATGTCTGCAACACATCCTCAATGTATACCACTGTGGTGTAACTAGAAGCATCTGTATAGGTGGTACCAATATCAAACACGCGGGTTGTACCGTCGCCTTGCAACACTAGATCCTCAGTGGGCATTGCAATTACATTGGGTATACCAGCAGTATTGATATCAAGTATCAAGTCAGCAATAGTAGTACCGGTGCATTTGACAAAATAATCATCAATTCGAATGTAGTCATCCTCTGTCAAAACTGGGTTTGCAACAGTGGTGCTTATTGTTCCGTAGAGACGAGCTTGATTTCGATACACTTCAACTTTGCCGGCTTGTGAAAGAATAGCTGAATCATATGGTGACGAAATATACAGACTGCAATCATTCACACACTGATCAACTTTTAGGCCAAATCTTGCCGCAGCCACTGGGTTATTTGACTGTATGGTTTGCAACAGACTAAATTGATTGGTTTCAATTTGTATAATATCTCCAACTGCTAGAGGAGAAGTAATTGTAACAGTTTTGGTGCCAGTGTCCACACTGTATGTTCCACCAATGTTTAATCCAGTCTGCAACAAATAAACACCGTTGACAGACACAGCAACAAATCCTGGAGTCAACATGCTGTTTAGAGTAGTATACTCAGTCTGAGTTGCATCTGTGACTGTAAACTTTTCTAAACTACGATCAAATACATAAACCAGTCCTTCTTCATTTGCATCTGAATCTGGACTACCAATCATGACTTGCGAACCAGTAGTGGTTGCACTAACCGATTTACCAAATTGAGCGTCAGCATCAATACCCGGTACTGTGAGTTTTTCAACAAAATCAAAATGTGAACTACTGTCAACTAAGATTGTTGCGCCAGGTACTGGAATAGTAACGAATGTCAATTGAGTAGTGACTGGGTCAAACGTGTAATCAATATTTGGACGATACAACATATCGCCCACTCGCACAGTAAAGGAATGAAGCGAGGTTGCTGTGGCCAGAGTTTGGTTGAGCGCAAACACACTGGTATTTGACACGCCACTGCCGGTGTAGGAAATTTCACTAATCTCACCAGACAACACATTAGTAACTGCATCCACGGTGATTGTTATATTGTTAGCCGGGCTTGTTCCGCCGCCAACAACCGATGCATTAATTGTAATGGTGTCGTTAACAGCGTAACCTTGACCTGGTGATTCCAAGGTAACAGTGTACACGCCACGCACGCGGTTAACTGTGAACTCTGCGCCAAGTCCAGCACCGCTGGTACTTGACGGAGCTACACCGGTATATGTTTGTTGATCAAGTTGTGTTAACTGTCTGCGAGTTATTACAATTCTTTGCCCCACTGTAGGAGTAGAGTTAAGCTCTACCGTGGATGCAGTAACAGTGTAGTCGGTGGAGTTAGTCAACAATACATTGTTTAACACCACAGCCAATTGATCAGGATAGTTTGAGTCAATAACTAGGCTGTCGCTCCAGTTGAACGATGTGGTAATTCCATCACCAATATAAGTCACTGACTGAGATTGCACATCAACACGAGTAAATGCATAAACTGCATTGTCATCTGGAGCGCCGATGTACATCCAGCGTTCATCTTGGCTCATGGTTACAGAAGAACCAAATAATCCCTGCACCGCTTCATCGCCGTCGGGAGCAACCAATAGCTGTCGCTGTTCAAATACATTGCTACCAGGTTCCACAAAGATTGTAGTAACATATCCTCGATTAGTGTTGCTGGTGCTGGCGCCTGCTACTGCCCAACTTTGAGCGCCAACATCAATCTCGTTGCCGTATCCAGTTGCATCTGTTGCTTTTAGCAACAAAATGTTGTTTTGTTCATATCGATCTTGGTCTGTACGAACAAACGTGTAGACCGCACCTGGTGCAGTTGCTTGGTCGGTAGGATTGTATCCCGGTGCTCCAATCAGTGCGCTTAGGTTTTCAAGTCCTTGGGCAACACTTGCTCCAAATTGACTATAGGCCACTGGAGTGGTTGCTGTTAATGTAGGGTCAACTGTAAACGGTTCAGTTTTTTCCAAAACTGTCCAATTGCCATTGCCGTTGTTATCTACCCAAACTTTAACTCCGGGTAACAGTTGATCTGCATATGATAATTGAGGTATATCCGATGGCTGTGCAACTCTGTTGGTTTCCAAAGTAAGCCCTAGGCCGTTACCAATTTGGAATCTATCAAATGTACTAAACACGTAATCAATTATAACAGTATAGATTCCTGTAACTGCTAGTACTCGATATACTCCATTAACTGAGCTGGAAAAATTCTTGATAACAAGAACATCGTCCACTGACAATCCGTGAGCTGCGCCAAATGTAACTTGAGACGCATTGTCTAGGTTGTCTTCAATTCGTAGAATCTGTCCTGGAACTTGTACCACTCGGTACACTCCCCAGTCATATGTGTTGACTCGTGCTGTCCAGATTGTAGTGCCAACTCCAATTGAATAGTATTGTTCAATTATCGAGGTTAAATCAATTAGGTCAAATGTTGTTATGTCAACGTCGTCAAGACTAACGTATCCAGCAGTGGGCAGGCCAACGTCTGTCACTGTGGTGTTTGTTGTGGGCAAGATATTAGTTGATGTTATCTTGTAACTGCTTTTCCAAATGTCTTTTAACAGCACTGTTTGGTCGGCTTGTGATGTTTGCTGAGGTTCAACCAGTTGAATCAACGATGGATCACTTGTTAACTTGGCTTCGTTCAGTAGAAATTCAACAAAACTTCTGTTGGCATTTGCTCCATACGTGCTACGCAACATGGCCCAGTATTCATATATGCTGTACTCAGCGATTTCTTTTCCAAGATTAGCTAGACTGAACAAGTTGGTTGCACGAACTGTTCCTTTTGTACCAAGAAACTGTTGATACAGATTGACCTGACTAACATCGTCAAGATTTAATGACTGCATGTACTGTCGAGGACGGAATCCAATTAGCCCATAGCTGAAAATGTCAACTTCTGTTTCAAGGTTGGCATCATATACGCTGTAAGATCGTGCCAGTTGATCGCTGGCGTTGGCAGAGTTAGGCAACAATCCTTTTTGTATTTGTCCGTAGTCGCTCTTGATCCACAGGCTGAAATCAAATTCTGCGCTGGGCCTGATGATGGTGCTTGCACTCCAGTACTGATCCTTGAACAACACAATGTCGCCCTTGGTGTACTTGCTATTTGGTTGCCATTCTTGAATGTTGTCTTGATTGAGAACAAAACCAGGAGCATTAACTGTTCCGTTCCAATCTCCTGTTAGCCATCCCGAAACCAGCACGCGGCTTTGGCGGGCACCTGTCACAGGATCGTAGATTAGATCAGCAAAAATACTTCGATTGTCCAACACCACCATGTGTTCGTATGCTGTAAATCTCAGATTCAAAAAGTTAATAAAACTTGATGTTGTTGTTGAGATTTTAAATGTGTTTTCAAATCGATCAATTACCAACTCGCTTGGAGATATTGCAGTGCGATTTTGATTTAGCACAATGCTATCAAGTCTTGGTGGCTGTATGCTTTCAACCACTGCCCCAGGTCGTAGAACTGAAATACTTGTTGCAGCCGGGTTCAAGTTGATAATACTACCTGAAGTCCATCCTTGGTTGCTCCAATACAAAAATTCCTGTGCCATTTGCGGCCAGTTCATGATATAACCGTTTTCAATTCCTTCAAAAGTCATGCCGCGGTCAGCCAACAACTTGCCATAGCTGTACAAGAAATCACACACTGCTGCCTGACTGGTGAATACAAATCCATAAGGAATCTGTGCGACTGTATTTGAGTACTCGATTGACACACGCTCCTGCGAGCCGCCAGCTGATACCACAACAAACTGTCCTGTTGGCTTGGATACTGCAATTTCAAAATAGCTAGCAACACTGTTGTAACCAAAAACTGCCCACCCAGTGTCGGTGCGTTGAACAATTACTCCACTATAGGTCACTTGTTCAAAAGGTTGATTTTGATACAACAAAACCTGATAACTTTCGTCTGGCAGCAACAAGCTGTTGTTTGTACCAGTTGGAGTTGACCGTTCAGAGTAAATTTTTAAATAATTCTTATCAGTAAATGCTGCTGTGCGCCAGCAAAGTCTTACATCAACATTGGCCAACGTTCTAGATAACAGCGACGAACTATCAACGCCTCGCTGTTGATTATAATCAATAATCCAGTTGTTGTAGCTGGCTTTGCTAACCCCATTGCCGTATAACGGTGTCAGGTTACTGGCTTCAAGTCTGTAACGGTTATCCCATAGATACTGTTCAATGCCAGTGTTGTACACATAACGATCACGATCAGCAAACAGGCTAAAAAATTCAGCTGGTTTTGTTAATGCCAACAAGCGCATGACTGCAAACGGCCAAGCTGAACTGGTTCTCCAGGCGTTTTCTACAGGACCATCATCACCAAATGTCCAACTACGACGGAAACTGGTTGCATCATAGTTTCCAACTGTAGACTGCAACGGATCCAACAGTGCACCTTCGGTACCTGCTGGGATAACAGTTGTTAAGCCTGGACGAGCGTATCGCGGATCAATCCTTGGAGACAACGGATCTGCAATGTACCCACGTTCTAGGTCGCGCCACAACACCAAGTTTCCTGATGTGTATGGTGCAGGACCATATGCATCCTCCCACCAATACGGTTCTTGACTAAAACCTAACATTTCCCACGGAGTAGTGTTGGGTGTGATAGTATCATAGAAATATTCATAGATACCACGCCATGCACCCAACAAAGGTTGCGCGGTGAGACGGTTACCACTCTGACTATAGTTGTAGGTGAATGGATTGTTTGGTAGATAGTTTTGTGAAGTATAATCCAACTTGTTCCAGCCAACCCATGATAGAAAATCTGGCAACAAGATTGAATTAATTTCAGTTAATGAATAGTCGGTTGTGCGGAACTGCCCAGGGATTACATCATCTGCGTCTAATGGCACCGGTGTAACAATTTTAAGGTTGTTGAAAATACGAGTCTCAAATTCCAGCAACACATTGTCGCGGTAGTCACCAAACGCTATGGTAATTGACCCATCGTGTCCACGAATCACCAACGTCGGCTCAACGTATGTTTCGTCTAGATAAATTTCTGGACGGTACGCTGGGTACAAGCCCATCTTTGTGGGCGTGTTGGGGATAAAACTACCATACGTAGTATCGTATTCTCGAATTGTAATTAAATCACCAATGGCCAGCGGTGCAGAGATTGTGATTGTTGCGCTGTTGGTAGAAACAGTGTAATCATACCCACGAGTTAGAATTGTACCATTTAAATAAACCAATACGCTCTGGAAATTGGACTGGGTAAAATCATAAACTTTATTAATACCAAATACATCTGTGCTGACTTGCGAGTAGGTATAGTTGATTTCTGTGTATGTTTCGCCACCTGGAATCATGTCACTCCAGTAAAACGGAAACATCTCAGTCTTGCCAAGAGTCATTTCTGACAGCACACTGTCTAGTACTTGGGTTGGTGTTGAATTAATAAAGTCGCCTTGGCCCGCAAGATCGGTCAATCGAGCTTTGTACTTGCTGTACTCCTGATTGCTAAAGGTCAGCGAATTAAACAATTCATATTGCGGGTCGCGCAGATACACACCGGGTAATACCAGCGGTGATGAATGTTGCACAATGTTTGTGCCGTAAGGAATAATGTCGCCGAGATCGCGAGAATTGTTAGCACCGTTAATTACCCCCACTAGACCACGTAAATTTTGTCCAATACTATCGTAGTGTGTGCGAATTGTGCCAAGTGTGAACTGTGGGCTGTTTCCGTTTGGAGCATTGTTTTCTAAATTCAATGGTACTTGATAGAATCCAATCTTGCTAGCATAGTTGCTGATAACTTGCAGTTCAATTATGGTGTTTACCGGAATCGTAACATTGAATGTTATAGTAGTCGACGTGTCGCTTACTGTAGTTGAGTACTTGGTAGTATCAACAAATACTCCATCGGCAAACACTTGCACTGGTGGGTAGACTGAACTAGTGTCAACCGGAACGTCTAATATCAGCGGAGTTGCGTCATAGGTAAATCTGAACACCTGGCGGCTACGATTTTTAGCTGCCGCTGGTTGCCAGCCCAGTTGACTAGAGAATGATGTGCGATCAATGTACTGACGCACAAATCCTGTGCTGATAGCCTGGGTTGTGCTGGTTTTGTCACGCACGTAGATAAATGTGTCGGTGTAAAGATAATTAGAAAATAGTATATCGCCAACGTTGTTGATGTTCAAAAACTTTAGCGGGAAGCCCAGCACAACGTCGGTAACTGACTGGCCGCCATCAGTGTAACCAAACAATCGACTACCAGTAAAGGTAGTGCTAGGATATACTGCACGATCACCAAAACTAAATCCATTGATGTCATAAACATCAAATAGCGGCGCTTGATTTACTTTGGTTTTTTGCTGTGCCAACTGCCATGTTACACCATTAAACCAAAAGCTTTTGCCTTGTTGATTTAGACCGTTTAAACTCACCACGGTCTGATCATATAGCGGATTGCCATCAGCAGCCGGCACTAGATCAATAATCAGTGTTCCAGAATTGGTTGGGTCAATAAATCTAACTGTGTAAATTTTGTTTCGCACTGCCGGATCAATGTCGGCTGCAAAAATTACACGAGTACCATTCAAAAAGTTGTAGCCATCTACCCCATATCCAGTCTGTCCGTTGACATTGCCAAGTGCGTCGGTGGTTTGAAAGTCAATGATATTAACTGGCTCTTTGGCCTGTGTGCCAGTGTTCCAAAGGTCAAGATTTGCCCGGAATTCAATGATTGGTCGTTTTGCACGTTGGTCATTATTGACCACTGAAGGTTGATTGTTTCGTTCAGCACTGTAGTTGATAACATCAATGTGGAACCAACGGTTGCAACGGCTCCAAGCGTTTCTACTTTGACTAGAGCGGTTCTGTACCAGGTAGTCTGGTACCAACGGTGAATTTAAATTTGCATCGTATCCGCCGGTATCATACGGAATGCTTGAATATGGAACAAGTTCACTTGTTGTGTATGTTTCAGGCGTGATCATGTCGGACACTGGCACAAGCCGTATTCCGTTGCCTAATGCCGCACCTGCAACTGAAGCAGTTGGTAACGGTGCACCTTCTGGTGCCCCTGCTCCAAGATTAGCAATGCTTTCATCAACTGAATCATAAATGTATTGTTGAAAATCAGTTGACGAGGCCAGGCCAGTAATCTTTTGGCCATTGTACACGTGCCAAGGACCAAAATATGCTTGCCCGTCAACAAATCCAACTTTGGCAATTGATCCAGGGCCTGTGCCCACTCCTTCAACATAGTATTCTAGATTTTCATATCCAGCAGGACTCGTGACTCCGCGAAATTGTACTTTTAATCCATTGGTAAACACTACACCATTTGGGCTGGTATAGTTTTTGGCTCCAATAATTTCGTTGATGTCAATTGGCGCCGACGCATCTGCATCAATTAGTCTAATCTGACCAAAAATTTCTGGGTTTACACTATCTTGATAGTACAATGTATCTTGTATGGCCGTCAACAAAGGTTGTTGTTCAAAGTAGCCAGTGTCGGCTTTGTACCAAACTGTACTGCTGTATTGTGTTCCGTAATCAATGCGAAATTTAGTCAGTGCTGGAACTTCAGCAATGCTACTAAGTTGCATAAATGGCTGACCGTCGTTATCGTAGACATAGTTGATTTGCCAAATGCTGTAACGCTGACTTTGTAGTGTTATGTCAGTGGTTTGGTCAAACAAAATTGAATCATATGTACCAAGTGCACCTGTGTCTCCAGTGTTTATTGGATCAAACTGTGTGTTAATTTGCCAGCCACCAGCAGCTGGGTCAGAAATCTGATTTGTAAAAATTATTGTTCGACCATCTAACTCAGTGATACCATCAACCCCAGTGGGATTGGCTGCTAGGAATGCCGACACGTATATATTGTTGAGTTGATTGAATTTTAATTCTGGCGCAACTAGGTCAACTGGTGCCCGTGTGTTTAGAGCATAATAAAAATCTTGAGCATTTTTTAACGGAACATCAAAGGTGATAGTACCAACATCGTCGCCGTTGTTGGTTACACCGTATACATCTCTGCTGCTGATATTTGGTGTTTGCGGTAATCGACCATTAATACCAGGCGCGGCTTGAATCCAAAAATTGTAACCAAGTTGATTGACATCAAATGTATATGATCCACCACGTGCTAGTGTGATGACTGGATTGTTACCTAGGACTCCAAAGAATTGATATGCTGTGTCTGTTCGAGTAACTGCAAAATCATCAGTCAACAACACATCACTGGATCCAACATCAACTGATGACGGTCCTGTTGGCAACCAATAATATTGGCTGTAGTTATTGAATTTATCAAGGTCGCAGAATGGATCCCACGAATAGTATTCGCTTTCAAACAACCGATCTTGACGTGAGACATCGCCTTTTTGCAAATTCAATGCATCAATTATGCCCGGATATGTCATTACATCACGAGCACGTGATGTGTTGGGGTCCAACAATACCACACCGGGCTCAAGCTGATAGTCTGTACGAGTTGCAGTTGGTTCTGTCAAATATTTGTCAGCAGGATTTACGCCTGGACCAACTCGACGCCCCACGTATCCTTGAGTACGATTAACATTGGGTTCCTGGGTTAATTGGTCTAGGGTTGCTGCCAAAAACTTGCGGTTCGTACCTGTACGAAAAATCTCTGGTAAAAGATCAACGGTTCTGTGTAATGCCATTAGTAGTTACTCCCACCATTAGTGAGTGGTGTTGTTCCAGTTTGTCCAATCGTGATGCCAGGCGCACCAATTGAGGTTACTGGATATAATCCTGATACCGAAGTTTGACTTCGGATATTGCTTTGTGTTAGTGCCGAAATTACCTCGATGTCGCTGACAGTTGCCGCGCTTACAAAAATTTCATTTGGTGCTGATCGTATTTCATACAAGTCACCAAAACTTTTTAGAGGGTTGAGTGGCACCAACACAACTGAACTGATTATGGATCCTAGTTGTCTGTGCAGATAAGCAGCCAATTCTGAGAAATAAAAACTATCACCAAAATCCCATTTGTCAATAGTAAAATATTCATTAATCTTGGCAACAACTTGACTCTTGATTTCGCTGTCACTTGCAACTGTGTTCAAAGCCTTGACCACTTTGATAATGCCCTGTAGTTGCAAGGGTGCTTTGGCTCCAAACAATGGTTTAAACGTTACTGAATTAAAAACAATGTTGTCTGAAATCATTTTGTAGTCATCAAGAGTTGAATATGCTGTAGTTAGCTGTGCTATATCTGGTGGTGCTGGTTGTGGCACTGTGCCAGTGGTGTCAGTAATGTAATTTTGATACGCTGTGTAGTAGCTTTGAGTCACCAAGTACATATCAATAATGTTGGTGGTGCCTGGATCAATTATGTTTGTTAGTGCACTGTTGTGACGATATTGGAACGACAGAGCACCGCGTCCTACCCGAGCTATGTAAGAACTCAACTCAACTAGTGTTCGTTGTTGTATTCCATTCACAAACAAAACTTCAAGTTGATAAAACTTGTCTGTGGATGTGGTGTAAAATACTTGTCCATTTACATACTCGCTCTTGACCAATTCAACATCATCGAGAGTAGCGTACCTGCTGATCACCACTCCTGGTTCTACTGGCAAGTATCTTTCAAGATCATCAAAATCTACTGTCTGACGGAAAAATACCAGTTTAGTTGATGGATCAACTGATGGTTCAACTATGGTATCAAAGAAGTCAGGATCATCTGCTATACCATCGCCATCGCTGTCCACATAACTGATGTCAACTTCGTAATCGTTAACATATCCATCGCTTTGAATGGGTTGCCCAATGATGTCCATGACAATATCAGATGGCAAAGGCTCGTTTGTGTCAGGCTTGGAATTTATTTTCAACACCTTGATATAGTCATTGATCACTGAACCAGTTGTGCTGTCATACACTAGGCCGTTGCCATCATAGTAAAATCGAGTTTGCAACACGCTGGCAAATTTATAGTCTAGACCACGAGAGGTGACCACATAGCCTTGGCCATTTGTGGTAAACTGAATCAGCCAACTTGCATCAAGATTTAACCCTTGGGTGTTTTGTGCGTAACTCAAACTAAATGGCGATGTGGATGCTAAATTGGTACTACTAATTAGATACCAAGTGCCGTTTAGGTTATCAAATCCAATGCCGAAATTACGGAATAGTTCAATTTGTTGAATCATGCTTTGTTGCAAGGTCAACGGCAGTTGATTGATAAATCTTGGAATTACAACCTGCGCAAGTGCGCCAGTTGGTACAAAATTGTTAAGAGTTACTGGACCCACACCGTTGGGCAAATTGCCCAGGCCTTGCGCAGTGCCATCAACCACTACTGAAGTAACTGATGCCCAGATTGTTAATTTCTCGTCAGCGCGAGTGGGTGTGCCAGTTTGCAACCGATTGTTGGCATCAAAAAATTGACCCGTTGGAGCTCTAAATTGTACCAAGCTGCCAACTGTTATGTATTTGGCATTGTTGTTTGTGTACTGACCAAGTGGTAACGGTGTTTTCTGCGGACCATAGTAAAAATAGCCGCTGGTTTCATTAACTAGGCTTGTGGATTGATTCCATCCTGCGCCGATTACAGTCAGTGGCGGACGAGGAAAATTTTCATAATAAAATTGCAACAAGCTACGGCCTGCCACAACTGGGTAAACTGATCTACTCAATACATCAACAATGTCATTACGATTGAACCAACTAAACTCAAAACTAGGCAAAACATTTTCGCGATAAATTACACCATCGCTGGCAAAGATATTGGTACTAGAATATTTGCCAGTGACATCAGTGAGATCAATATATCTTGAAGAGCCAATGCTGCTACGTACAACAGATTTGCTCTTGATGATTGAGTTAAATTCAGTGAACGGGAAGTTGTTATAATCTTCGCCGTTGACCATGCGGTTCTGTGTGTAGTAACGTGCAGGGGCACGTTGTTTGATCTCTGCTAGAGATTCTCTAGCTTGGGCATTTGTCACCGGTGTGGTTATACCACATGTGAATGTAATTGTTTCCAATCGTCCTTGACGGCTAATATAGCTAATGGGCACAACTATGTTCTGCATTTCTTCTGGATTGATAATGTATTCAAGTCCATTACTTGCACGAACATAAGTTCTAAAAGTTCCCACTGGGATGCTGGAGAATACGCCGTCACCAAATGTCAGCGTAATTTGATCGTTGACTCTGCTGGTAATAGAATACAATGTTCGCTGGTCAGGAGCCAACTGCTCAACTGCTCCAGCAAAAATATTGTTAACAAATGTCCATTCAGAGGCAACACTACCCACATCATCTAGTTTGTATAACCAATGATCTTGTTCGTTACAACCTTCAATATTGATAGCAACTGTTCGATTGGGAATTGCTTCAGCTAAGTTAAAATCTTGATTCTGCAACACTCCTTGTTTGAACAAGAAAAAGAATCCAGTGTTGTTACTGCCAAAACCCAGGCCATCATTTCGATACAATATGTTAAATGCACCATTTGGTTGTGGTGGTGGCTCATAGACATAAGCTTTACCAATGCTGGTTGCACTGGTAACCTCAAACGGCATGTTGACACCATCCACTACTGCGGTGTACGGAACCACTGGTAGATAGCCCGGAACTAAATTAACAGTATATTCATCGGTGCCAACGCCAAGGATTGTTTGTTTATTGCCCGGGCGACCAAATTTTTGGCTTGCGAGCAGCGACGAGTTAACAATAGTTGTAAATTGTTCTAGCCAGTTGGGGTTGGTTGGATCATTCCAGTCAATAGTTACATTGGCCAAGTTAATGCCATTGTAATCAACCACACTTTCAGTTGTGCTAACTGAAAATACCTTTAGATATCCCTGAGACGAGGTGTTACGCTTGGGTGTGTAACTGACCAAATTGGCCAGGCGCACAACTGAATCTCTTCGTTCAGCGGTGTCTAGGAAGTTTTCACGGGTATTGAGATCATTGCGGAATGCCAGTGCCTGTCCCATAAACGCCATGACATCAAGCAATGCAATAAACTCGCTTGACTCAATGTAGTCGTTAAATGTTTCAGGGTAGTAAAGACGCAGGTAGTCAACAAAGCTCTTGCGTAATGTCTCAAAATCGTAGGATTGGAAGTCGGCTTCTCTATAAGTTTGATAGAGTCTCTTCCAGTCTTCTACACCAAATATTGCGGTTTGTCGTGTTGTCTTGGCCATAGTATCTCGTTGTTTGAGTATTTATGGCCCAAATAAACTATGTACTTTTAGATAAAGCTTGCACGTCGAGATGTTTGATCAAAAAATAACGACAACCGTTCTGAAGTACTGCTTGGAACTATCATCACTTGTAGTTCGATCAGCACACCATTGTCTTGCGGGTATACTTGTGCATCTGAAATAAAAATTCGTGGATCGCCGCCGGCTACTCGTTGTAGTTCAGCTAGTATCCTGGCTGAAGTTTCTGGTATCTGACTTTCAAATACATAACTCCAGATATTTGTTCCATACTCGGGCTTTCCCACTAGGTCGCCTGGCTGAATGTTTAGTGCGTTGGAAAGATCACGTTTGACCAATTGGGCATCAGTCAGTGTGAACTTTTTGTTTTGATTGATAGTGTTAAAACCAATAAATGTAGGCATAGTGTATTTATTGTGTATTATGTGGAGTACGTTATTGGAGGGATCTTTGAATCTCCAAGAGCTGCATTGATTGCATTGTCAACAGCTTTTCTATTCACTGTGTTAGCTGCGTATCTAGCCGGAACTGCACCGCCACCGCCGCCAAACAGCCCGCCAATTGCGCCAAGGCCACCAAGATTACCTAGACTGCTTAGTCCTAGACTACCCAAGACATTTCCAAGCCCGCCTGATAATAACCCGCCAAGTCCGCTACCACCTAGTAGTCCAGTTATTCCCGACAAACCGCTTAAACTGCTAAATTGGTCTCCAAGTCCGCCAAGTCCTCGTAACGGTCCAACAATATCGCCTAGGGCTGCTGTAACCTGGCTAGTCACCTCAGTTACTGCGCCCGACAGTTGCCCAGTGACTTGTCCAATTACTTGATTTGCTTGGTTGCTTACACTTGATAACACCTGATTTACTTCACCTGTTACACTTGATAACACCTGATTAGCTTGCCCTGTTGCACTTGATACTACTGACAATGCACCAGATGCGCCAGTTGATGTTCCCAGAGTACCCAACAACTTGGTAGCATTAGTTGCCTGAGAACTAACAAAGTTCACTGCGTACTGTGCACTCTTGATTGTGCTTGAAACATCCTGTACTAGTTTATTATTTGCAACTCCGTTGACCCATTGTGTTGTTCCGCCAACCCCAAACTTGGTAGCAGACTGCACAAGCGATCCCAGTTTTTGTGCTGTTTCTGATCCAGACACTAGCCCTGTGGCTTTCAGTCCAGTTAATGCAGTAGACATTAATCCTTGTTGCACATCAGATTGCAAGTTATTATTTTTCAACAGCCCTGTTAGATTAGTAACACCATTTTGCCCAGTCCACACAGTTGGTGATGCCAAAGTTTTTAAGACTTTGTTTCCGACTGCCACTTGCTCAGGAGTAAGATTAATTTTGGCTGCTTGAGCAATGTCGGCTGCGCTTGGTATACCAGATGTTATAGATTTTAACTGTGTTACTGTACCAGGTTTGAGTAATCCAGCTGATTCCAACTGTTCTGGCTTGAATCCAAATTCGCCAATTCCTTTGTCAATGCTCACAGCATCTGCGGCTTGCCCCACAGCAGTTTTTGCTTGTGCCATTAGACTAGTCACTTCATTGGTGGACAAGTTTCCAATGGCGTCTGTTGCCGGGGTAGTCGACAACAAAGTTTGATTGTCAATTGCATCAACTACTGGCAAGTCAACAGTGGTTTCCAATGCAGAGTTAACTTCTTCTGTTTGCGGTGCTGCCTCAACATTATCGCTGGAGCCAGCACCTGTGTCGCTGTAATCCACTGTGATTGGCACCCCAAGGTTGTGATACGGGTATGGTTCATGTGTGGGGGCACGATTTACAATACTCTCAAGCTCTCCAGGTTTTACTGTCCAACCCTTGGCTGCAGAAAACGCTGTATCGTCTAGTTTGTAAAGTTGTATTGGTGTTGGGTCCAGTACCGGGGTACCAGGCACAGGCCCATTGATGTTTACCACAGCACCTTTGAGGTTTAAAAATCCGGTTGATGCCCAACTTCCAATCGTGCTTTTTACAGCAACACTTCCGGTGCTTGATATACCAACTGACATCTTGCCAACCATGGTCAATGTTTTACTGCTGTTTAAAGACATTGCACCTTTACTCTCTATTGATACTGTTTTCCCGCGCAGGTTTAATTTGCCATTGGCATTGATGTTGACGTCTTTGTCTGCGTGTAAGTTGAGAACGCCTTCAGTTCTGACGTTGACTGAATTTGATGCATACATATCAATGGTTCCCTCGGAACCCATCTCAATCCAGCTTTGGCCGTTGGCATGAATGATGTACAAACAATCACCATCATCGCTCATGGTTATTTGATGTCCTTTACTGGTTCGTATGCGAACCAGATTATCAACACCTTTAAGGTCACCGTCATCTAGTACAATGCTGTGCCCGCCGCGCCGCCCCTCAATTTGAATATCAGTTTTTTTAATTTGGCCAGCATCTAGCTTTTGTTTGATTGTTGCTTCGGTTAGGCCGCCTTGATAAATGGCCCGGCCGGGTGTGCTGATGCCAAATACTGAACTAGGACTTTCTCTTTGACTGTTGCTTGTAATTGGCCCACGAATGTTGTCCCCCAACAGTCCCTGGTTGGCCAGAATAGCAAACACATAACTGTGCACCGGTTTGGGTTGCAAGAAAAATCTTGGGTCAGCATCTACATCTTTGCTATAAAAGTTTGCCTCAACAACTGGTAATTGAGTTGCATTGGCGCCGCTTGCTAATTTTTTTTGTTCTGCATTTTGCAACACGTACTTTTTGCTGGCACCAATAGCTGGTATCATGTGGTTTGCACCATCATCTGGCACACATCCTAGATAATATCCCTGGTTTGGATCGCCAGCTACAAAGAAGCAAATAACATTAACCCCAATGTCAGGCGGGGTAAACCACATGCCATAACTTTGTTGATTGCCCTTGTAGTTGCCTGGGCCAACTGTGGTAGATGAATTGTTACCTGGGGTAACTCCGTAAAACGGAGGAATATACGACACTGTGCGCCACAGCGATTTATCGTCAGGGTTATTACCAGCAAATTGTTTAATGTATACCTGCAATCGACCACCCTTGGCCGGATCAACGTTGTTTTTGACTTCGCCAATAAAAGGACCCATCTCCGTTGGCATACCACCGCGATCAAATTTATAAGCTGCACCTCGGCCTCGACTTCGTTGTATATTACTTGACATTCTGCGGGTTTCCTATTATTCGTCTCTTACAATTCCATCTGATGCATCAGTGTATACGCCAACATCAGTGGGTAGTGTTGCGCCAACTGGAGTTGGTGGGGGTGACAATCGTTGTCTTTCTTCCACGGCATTCATTATTGCTGATCCATCGTCACTGCCCATTGGATCAGTATATACCACTTCAGGACTAGGCGTTAATGATCCAGCGGCGCCAGCTAGGCGAGCAAGTCTAGCTGTCTCGGCTGCAGACTCATCGGGTTGATTTCTAGAGTCCGTAGAGGATGCACCTTGATTTGTTGCCCCGTTTTGTTCAACAAGTTTTTTAGTTGTTGTTACTGAATCTGGGAACACCAACATTACTCCTTCAAGATCCTGTGTAAAACTTCCTTTCCTGAAGTTACTGACCACAGTAACAGCTTTGTAGATGTATGTTTGTGTGGCTGCTCCGCCGGTGCCCTTAAGATCAATAACTCCTGTTGATAAATTATAATCAGCCGGCTTGTTAAACGATACTTCAAATAAAGCTTCACGTGAATCAAAATTAATGGTATCATCTGACAGGAACGCATCAAAGTATACATCAGTTGATTCGTTACTAGAGTTCCCGGTGCTACGCACCCCTGACCATACTTCTCCTTGCTCAATCCAAGCAGGATCCCCAAGAATGGTTAACTTTACACGACTTTGATCTCCCGGGCTGTACAAATAATCAGCGGCGTTTGCGCCTGGTTCGTTTGCATCACCCTCAAGGCCTTGGTTTGTCTGTGGGCTGTTGGGCGAAAACAGTCTCTTTTCAATTTCTCGATAGTCCGCTGTGCCTCGACTGCTGACGGTGGCTCTTGTGCGACTGTTGATGGTGATGTAATACAGGTAATTAAAATCTTGCTCAAAATTCAATACAGATGTATTCTCTCCTGTGAACCAATAGGCATATCTTTTTTGAGCACCACGGAACACACCCTTGGGAAAATAATCACTCTTGATGTCATTGATGCCATAAGGAGCAATTTCATAAGTTATCTCATATGCAGTGTCGTTTCGTTTGTTGTCTTGTTTTAATGGTTTAGCCTGTGTGCCAATTCGATACCAGGCAAATGCCTTTGCGCCTGCACCTTGAGGTATTTCTTTGCCGTTTTGATCAATAATTTTATTCTGTTGTTTGTAAACATAGTCACTGCTACGCACTGCTAGATCAATAAACTGAGTCAAACTCATACCAGCTGTTGCGCTGACTGTTTTGGCTCGAGTATTGACTGTTTGAGCATTGGTATCAATTGCTTGAGCTGCTGTAGTAGCCTGTGTCATGGGCTTGGTTTTTAAATCTGTAATGGTTGGCGGAACTATGCTGGCATTTGCCAACTCGGGATGACTGATAATAATTTTATACACATCAGCAACTTCGTATGTTCCTTGCTTGACCAGCTCTGCCTGGTACTTGTTCAAGGCCTGTGCCAGTCCAGTGGCCAAACTCACATCTGGGGCCGCGGCTGCATTAGATGGCGCAGTGACTGGACTTTGTTGTGTTCGATCAGTCTGTTGTCTATTTTTAGTTGCGGTCCATGTTTCGTTGCCTGAAAACAAATTTTGTAATGTTGTTGCAGTGAGTTCAATGTTGAAAGGAATGACACCTCGTCCTTGACTAGTTGCAATTGCATTTTGCGGACACACAGCTTCACATGAGTATTCAGTAAGTCTATTAGATATTCTAAATTTTATGCCCGAGAACTGAAACGGAATAAATTTTTCCAAAATTGCATTTGTGTCTGATCTATTACCAGTTGAGCTAAGTGGTTTGGCTATATTGCCATTTTCATCATATCCGTAATAGCGAATCACCATTAGATAGTTCTGGGCGGCATAGTTTGCAGCCGCAGTTGCTTTAGATGCGCCGCCGCCTACGGTAACGTAGTTTTGCACAGCCTTGTACAAATTGTCCAGCAATGTGATTCCGTTTGGTTCTGTGATTTTAAATTTAAGTTCAACTACATTGTGTGCGGCATTTGTGCCTTTCCCGTGAATTACACTTTTGACTTCAACATCATCTAGATAGTAATCTAGTGGAAAAAATTGATTGCGTCCTTTGCTGGTATTTCCAGAATCAAATGTTAATCCATTAATGGTTGTGTCAACTGAAGTTTGTGTTACATTGCCTGGAGCGCCGCCACTTTGCATTAACAGTTGGTATCCCGGAATGAATCGTTTTTTTGTGGTCAACAATCTAGAGTAGTCGTCTGGACTCATCAAGTATATGCTGATTGAATAAGTGTAACTGCTGTATCTATCTAGCACGTTGGGACGAGGCACAATAGGTCTAGCAGTTTTATTAACCAAAGTTGTTATTGCATTACTGCCCGACACTTGAAGCTGTGACTGGTCCGTTGCACCTGCCGCAATTATGCCAGCGGTTGTGCCATCATCACTTGCGGCGCCTGCACCGGGTTCTCGTGCGGCTGTAATCACAATTTCGCCAAGGTCGGTTACATTTTCTTCGTCAGAAGGATTGGCACCACCAATTGAGGTTAACGATGTTGATGAATTGGTGCCCGGGGGTGTGGCCTGTGTTTCAGTTGTGGTTCTGATTCGGCCATCGGTACCAATGTCTGAGTCAGGTACAAATCTGTCAGCATTACTGAAGTTTGCAGAGTTGGATGGTGCTGCATCGTCTGAGTTTGCGCCGCCTGTTACCACCGGCACTGGAGGATCTTGTGCGGAAGCTCCGTTGTCTCTTGCTGCCTGAGCAGCAATTACCGTTTGACCTGCACTGGTAATTTCACCACCACGTGAGCCAGACTGAAGCTCGGCAGCGTTGGTTTCGGCTATGACATTGGTTAATTGTGTTATCCAATACTGTGCCGATGATGGGCTTATACTAGACGCCGCTTCCACTGCCGATCTTGCCGCTTCCAAGGCTGCTATAGTTTGTGCATAGCCGGGTTCTCCAAAAACTGCAAATTTGCGGGCCAGACTTAACGCACGTTCAGCTTGTGCTGTGACATTACTAGGTAAAGCAGCCATTGTTTAAAATCCCAAAGTTGAACGTAGCGTGGTAATCTTAGGCAGGTAGATTGTTTTGCCAGCTTCAAAATCCCAAGGTGGTGCAGTTAATGTATTTGGGTTTCGCTGATAAAAAACCCACCACAAGCCAGCGTCAGCATACAAGTCAAATGCCAGCAAATCAGGCCGGTACTGATATGTCTGATTGAGTTTGAAAAACACGTCATCACTTTCTCTGGGGAAAGATCGATTGACCATGCTGTCCAAATAAAACTGAGTGTACGGTGTTAAAAAATATGGGCTAGTTGCAGTATAATTGGCCATTACCAGAATCCTCCCTTGAGCAAGTTGCCATTGGCAAAGTTTTTAAGACTAAACTGTTGACTAACTTGTTGTCGAGTCTGTATTGGCATTAGAGTTAGTGTTATGTCCATTTTTGTAGGAACATAGGTTGGGGCGTTTGTTCCCAACGTAGTTGGTGCGGGAGGTGAGTTTAGAGCACCTGGCTTCAATCCGTTAAGTCCAGCATTGGCCAATCTAATCAACGATGCCAGAGCTGATCCTGCGCCCGTAGTCGGTAAACTTTGTCGATCTCTGCGCTGAAGCAAACTAGTGCCATCAAGATTTACACTTCGTGCACGAATATAATCAACATCTGCTGGCAAGTTGTAGTTAAAGGCTTTTACCACGCATGGGTGCAAATTAAACTGGTATTCACCAAGGCCTTGCAGGAACACAAGCGGTGGCGGTAGTCCTCGCTGAGCATCCTGTCCGTAAAACATTTTTGTAACACTCTTGAAAAAGTGAATCACTGCCAGCAAATAGTTTGCCTCACTAGTGTCTTGTGCTGTGAACATTGCCGAGATTGAGATATCGTCAACATAGCTGTTTTGATAAAAGTGGCCTCGATAGTTAGAGTGTGTTAGATCATAACTGCTGTAGTTTGCTCCGTATGTGGTCTGAATGGTAGGAGTATAAGGAAATATAACACCATCTGTGACTTGGAGTGGATACAAAATGCCATCTTGAGTGATCTCTGGATCATTGTACAGATAATTTGATGCTCCGGCCAATCTCAATTTAACACGCCAGTCACCGTTGTTGGCTTGCTTGCGCTGAGATTCGATTGCGGCTTGGCTGCGTGCTCGTATGGTGGCTGCTTGAGTCAATGCCGCTCCACGACTGGCCTCGGCGCTGGCTAGTGTTTCGGGATCAATAAATCCGTCACCAGCGAAATATGCTTCGCCAGTTTCAGGGTTGATTCTAAACCCTGGGTTTAGATTTCCATCATCATCAAAGGCTGTGCCATTGGCGCCACGTGGATAGTAGCTGGTTTCATCATCAGGCGGTTCGGGCAAGGAGTTTTCAATACCTTCGGCTGCGGCTCTTTCTAGTTCAGCATCGACTTCTTCTGGAGACAGCAAGAGGCCGCCAAAAGTTGGATCAAAAACGCTTTCGGGATAACCAGCTGTGTTACTAACATCTTCGTCGGTACTGCGCGGGCCTGCTATCTCGGCGGCCAATCTCTCTGCTGCCGCTAGTTCGGCAGCAACTTCTGGATCGTCTGTTCCTACTGGGTCTGGTATTGCCATGGTATATTGTCCTAATACGATATTTACCTACGTTTTAAACCGCGTAGTTTATAAAAAGGTTGACATCTACACAAAATGTGCTATAATAAATACAAGAATAGGAGATCCACTTTGTCAACCACTCCACCAAGAGTTAACTATCTCAACAATCGAGATTTGTTAAAAGAAATACACGCAAGCAAAAATACCTACTGTAGCTATCTAGATCCAGTTACTGATCATCAGTATGATATTATTTTATCGTCTGTTAGCAAAATCAATCAAAAGACTGTTGCAGAAGCTCGCAGAAATCGTGCGGCTCGACTCACAAAAGAAACAGGCGTTGCAGTAAACGAAAAGAAACTGAATAACACAGATTTGGTGTTCCGCATCATGACCTGGGAGCATATTCCCATGGCAGCTAAAAAAGTTCCTAAATCAAAAATCAAAAAGAAAAAAATTGAAGACATCCTGGGGTTTGAAGAACTGCCCTCTGAAGATCCGTTAGATGATCTTGTTGACGAGCCAGTACTTGATCCAGTGCATGTTAGAGTCAACTTCCCCCCGTTTTTTCACTATCGAATCACAGATCACAAGATTCCATACATTGTGGGCAAAAGCCACTGGATCGGAGACTTAACCACTGGCAGCTACAGCAGAGATCACGGTAACATGACTCGTAAACTAGCCACAATGTTTATGAAGCTGTGCGAAAGATATGCTACAAGGAGTAATTGGCGTGGATACACCTACAACGAAGAAATGCGAGGACAAGCCTTGCTACAACTCAGTCAAATCGGACTCCAGTTTGATGAGTCAAAATCGCAGAACCCTTTTGCGTATTATACTGCCGCTATCACTAATAGTTTCACTCGTGTCCTAAACATCGAGAAAAAAATGCAAAACATCCGTGACGATATCTTGGAAATGAACGGATTGAGCCCATCATGGTCAAGACAATTTTCCAAATCGCCAGCAAGTGCGCCTGGCGAAGTAACTATCAATCCTGAATAATGTTACCAACTGGATAGTCAGTTGACCGCAGTTTGCATTTACCTCATCTGAGGTATCTTGCCAATTGACTTGAGTATCAACATTGAATAATGTATAATAACAGAATGGCAAATCTATTTAAAAAAACAGCAGTATTCACCGACATCCACTGGGGTCTAAAGTCCAATAGTCTTGTGCACAATCAGGACTGTGACCAGTTTGTAGACTGGTTTATCAGCAAGGCTCAAGCCGAGGGATGCGAGACTGGAATGTTTCTAGGTGACTGGCACAACCACCGAGCGTCAATCAATTTGCAAACACTGCAATTCAGTGTTAGAGCACTTGAAAAGTTGTCGGCTGCATTTGAAAAATTTTACTTTATTCCCGGGAATCACGACCTGTACTATCGTGACAAACGAGATATTCACGGGGCCGAGTGGGCCAAGCATTTACCAAACATTGTGATCTGCAATGACTGGTTCAATCAAGGTGATGTAGTGATTGCTCCTTGGTTGATTGGCGATGATCACAAAAAAATTGCCAAGCTAAAAGGCAAGTACATGTTTGGGCATTTTGAACTGCCAAGCTTCAAGATGAATGCCATGGTAGAGATGCCAGATCACGGCGAACTTAGAGTTGATAGCTTTGGTGGATTTGATTCTGTTTTTTCTGGGCATTTTCATCTACGACAACACAAACGAAATGTTAGCTACATTGGAAATGCGTTCCCGCACAACTTTTCTGATGCAGGAGATGACGCACGTGGTATGATGATTCTTGAATGGGGCCAAGAGCCAGAGTACTTTGTCTGGGACAATCAACCCACTTACAGATCGTACAATTTGTCAAATGTAATTGACAATGCTGATACAATTTTGGCACCACGAATGCATGTGCGAGTTCAGTTAGACATTGAAATTTCTTACGAGGAAGCCAATTATATCAAAGACACGTTTGTGCAAAAATACAATTTGCGTGAAATGGCATTGATTGCTAACAAACGAGCCGGAGTTGAAGAAGACCTGAGTCCCGGGCAGGTTAAATTTGAGTCAGTTGATCAAATTGTGATTGATCAAATTACCAAGATTGAATCAGATTTTTATGACCCAAAGCTATTGCTACAGGTTTATCAATGTCTGTGAGAAAAGATTTAACTCCTGAAGAACTTGAAGAATTACAACGTATACAAATATCCAGCTTTGATACGTTTTATTCTACTAGACTCAAACAAGAGGTGATGGATGTAATTGAAGAACACCACGAGATCGTGGCCACATTCAATTTAGTTGATTACGATCATCAGATGGATCAACTAGCTGATCAACTTTGGCAATTTCGCAATACAACGTTTGGTCACAATCAACGACTACTAATAATACATCACGACACTGACTATTACCCATCAATCAACAGCATGGGCAATACTCTGTACAATTTTTTTAGATTGGTATCTGACTTTGGGTTACCATGTGAGAAAATACTCATTCTCACCAATCTATACGGACTCGAAGAAGAAGTTAAGTTGGCTGCTAGAACACTGTGTAATTCAGAACCACCTGTGGTAATACGCACTCATTACTGGTACGACTTTCCTCAACTGGAGAAGTTGGATACTACCCATGCTGTCAAGCATCCACTGTTGCCTATATCACACTTGTACACATGTTTCAATGGCCAAAAGAGATCGCACCGACTTCTATTGTTATGTTGGCTTGCTGAATTAGGATTGTTGAACCACGGCATGCTGTCATACTTTGTGACATTTAATCATTATCTTGACAAGGCGGCCATGAAGCCATGAATCACGGACCACTAAGAATCACTTCCCCGTTCACCCGCATCAACGATGACTTGCAAAACTTTGATCAAGAACAATGGCGAGTATACAACAAACATCTTGACAAGTTTGTCAACGCTGAGTACCAACACCCAGGTATTGAAGATTTCACTAGAGACTCGTTGTTTACTCCAGCATGTTTTCAACATTCCCTAGTGTATGTTATTACTGAGACAGTGGGTGATTATCCATATGTTCGCATCACGGAAAAAACCTGGAAAGCACTGGTGTCTGCTGTGCCTTTTATGATGATTGGTCCCAGGCACACTTTGAAGAAAATGCAAGATCTAGGGTTCAAGACATTCAGCCACTGGTGGAACGAAGGATACGATGACTTGCCTTGGGTGGCACAACGAATACAACATGTTGCTCAAGAATTGCAACGCCTTTCGGAACTTAGCCTGACTGCATTAGAAAATATGCGATTGGAGATACAACCGGTCGTGAACCACAACCGCGATATGTTAAAATCGTTAATCAATAATGAACTTGATACCATCAGGACCACATTACAAAAGAACGCATGATTCGAATTAAAACTATTACAGCCCGTAACTTTCTCAGCATCGGAAACAACACACAAGCAGTTGATTTTGATCGTCGCGACTTGACGCTGGTCCTGGGAGAAAATCTTGACCTCGGAGGTGATGGCGCCCGCAACGGTGTTGGTAAAACAGCCATTCTCAATGCTGTGAGCTATGCATTGTATGGTCAGGCCTTGACAAATATTCGCAAAGACAATCTTATCAATAGAACTAATGGTAAGAACATGTTTGTGAGTTTAGACTTTGCAATCAATGGGCGTGACTATCGTATTGAGCGTGGCCGCAAACCCAATGTTCTTAAATTTTATGTTGACAGTGAAGAACAAGTTGCTGTTGATGAAGCACAAGGCGACAGTCGAGAAACACAATCAGACATTGAACGCATACTTGGCATGCCGTTGGACATGTTCAGACATATTGTTGCACTCAACACGTACACCGAACCTTTCTTGAGTTTGAAAGCCAATGATCAGCGTGTGATCATTGAGCAACTGCTGGGTATTACCCTGTTGAGTGAACGTGCAGATAAGATTCGCGAACTCAACCGATCCACCAAGGAAGCAATCACTCAAGAAGAGTTTCGTATACGTGCAGTGTCGGAAGCCAACAAACGAATTGAAGAACAAATTGAAAGTTTGCGTAAACGACAACGAATGTGGATTACCAAACGTGACGACGATGTTGCCAAGCTGGCGCAGGCCATTGCTGATCTAGAACACATCGATATTGATGCAGAAGTACAAGCTCATCGTGATTTGGAGATTTTTCATGCAAAGAAAAAATCCATTGATGATGCTACCAAGTGGATTAGATCCATCGATGCCGATAACTCTAAAATTGAAAAACAAGTCAATCAGATCCGTCAAGACTTGGTTGAGATTTCAAATCACAAATGCTTTGCATGCGGTACTGAAATACACGACAACAGTCTTGACACAGTCAAGGAACAACGCCAGAAAACACTGCAAGAACATGCACTACAGTTATTGGCCAATCAGTCTCAAAGACTGGAGCATGAAGACAAATTAAAAGAGCTAGGACCTATTGGTACAGCCCCTGTTGTGTTCTACGACACCTTAGAAGACGCATTGAATCATCGCAACAGCCTAGAAACACTGCGCAAAGATCTATCCAGCAGACAATCTGATGTTGACACATACAAAGAACAAATAGAAGAAATGCAAGGACAAGCATTGCAGGTTATCACTTATGATACACTCAATGCTCTAACTCGACTGCAAGAACATCAAGACTTCTTGCTCAAACTGCTAACCAGCAAGGATAGTTTTGTTCGCAAAAAGATCATTGACCAGAATTTAAGTTACCTCAACAGCAGACTCACACACTATCTGGATCGCATTGGATTGCCACACCAGGTGGTATTTCAGAATGACCTGACTGTGGAAATTACTGAACTAGGCCGAGAATTAGATTTTGATAATCTATCTCGCGGCGAGCGCAATCGACTGATCCTAGGCATCTCCTGGGCATTTCGAGATGTGTGGGAGAGTTTGTATCAACCCATCAATGTATTATTTGTTGATGAGATGATTGATTCAGGCATGGACACAGTTGGGGTTGAATCTGCACTGGGTGTGTTGAAACAAATGGCTCGCGAACGAAACAAATCAATCTGGCTGGTTTCTCACAAGGACGAACTGGCAAGCCGAGTAGAAAACACACTACGGGTTATCAAGGAAAACGGATTTACCAGCTACAGTAACGACATAGACACGAATTCTATATAATTTTAAAACATCACTAGATAGGCATAACTACAATGCAAAAACAAACTGTATACACAAATGACCTGGTTATATCAAAATACTCCGATCGAGACTTTACCAGAAGATTGTGTAGGATTTGTTTATTTGATCACAAATAATCTTTCTGGACGCAAGTACATAGGCAAAAAATTAGCAAAATTTAGTAAGACAACTCAAAAAACAGTCAAACTCAAAAACGGCACAAAGAAGAAGAAAAAGATACGATCAAAAGTCGACTCAGACTGGAGAGAGTACTATGGGTCAAGCCCAGAATTGACTTCAGACATCGAAAAACTAGGCACCGAAAACTTCACCAGAGAAATACTTTTTTATTGCAACTCCAAATCAGAATGTAGTTACATTGAGGCAAGAGAGCAGTTTTCAAGAAAAGTATTAGAATCACGAGATTATTACAATGGTCATATACAAGTTAGAGTACATGGATCACATATTATAAACAAAATGCAACTGTAAATGAAGTACGATAGTAAATTTGAACATTTCATAGACGGTGTTGATTTTTCAAAAGACGATCCATGTGTATGGATAGTCTACCCCCCAGGAGCTGCTGGCGATTTGCTGGCAGCGATTGTAAATTTTCATTATGGTCAAACAGGATGTTACTATTTTGGAATCAGCGAACATGGGCAGGTTATATTCAGACCAACTGACTCAAAACTTACAAATATAAAATACAAACAAACTCAACAACTTGAACTCAATCAACAACTAATACACGACATCAATACAGAAATTGGAAGAAAAAATTTAAATTACAGTTTGATGGATCAGGTGATATTCTCTAATCACTATTGCCGCAATGATGAAATTTCTAAAATATTATTGTTTTTCCCCAATGCAAAAATAATAAGAATTACCCCAGGCAACTTATTAGAGAAACAGGCGACTCAGTGGCTAGCAACATACAAAAACAACAATCAGTATTCTGATTTTGTGTATGATGATACTGCACAGTTTGTTAGCAACGAATCACAGTTCGTAGACAACAGACTACTAGAAGTATCATTTGGCAACTTGATTAATTTAGAAAAATTTGAAATAGTGTACGGCAACATTATCAAGCATTTAGACCTCAAACACAAATTAATACGATTTGATTTTGTAGAATACTGGATTAGCTTGCAACATGCAACAATTCGTCCTGTGTTAGAAACTATCAAATTAAAATAAGGCATCTTGGCAAGAGTGTTGATCCACTCTTACCAAACAAATTTTAAAGCAACAAATTAGACACTGTGCCAGTCGTGGACTGGCCCCATTGAGGTTGTACAGGTTGTGCTGTGCCATCAGATCTTGGGCGTCAAAGAACAAGCTAACTTAGGCCTAAAAGATTGCGGCTCTGTGAAACAGATACAACCGCTATGCAAGTGATTTCGCTAGTATGGGATCAACTGCACTCCGTTGTGAGACAAGGCTGGGGTAGGGGGTACAGCATAACCGCCTCCGATACAGTACGATAATGCCAATGTACTGTAAATCTCCTGATACTAGATGACTGATACGAACTCAGATGATGACGACGAATCATACCTTGCCCGGTTAACGGGCAACTATGACCAAAGAATCTAGATGATAACTGTTTCGCTTACGCTCAATAAAACAAATCAAAACATTGTTCGAGCGTAAGCGAAGAACAAAGAACTGCGTAGCAGTTCTCTTAATAACTAATATAATTTTTCTTCCACTATGTCACTGTGACATAATGTATTGATCTGTCTTTTGATAACAGCACGTTGATCGTTCTTGATGTACACATTTCTAGCTAGAGCAATAAACGCATCATCGAATAGTTTGTGTTTTTCATGACTGCGTTTGTGATCTTCGATATCCCACAACTCCTGATTCACTTTTGCAAGCTGTTGTCTAAGTGTTTCTACGACTTGAGCTAGATCATGTGACTCAAGTATTTCCACGAGCAACACCAGTTCTTTACGAATGTTATCCGTTTGGTCTAGTGTTCTTGCATGG